TGGTATAATAGGATAATCTTCAGTAGGCAATGTCCTACTATATAATTTTTTATCTCCCATTACAACACATTGATGTACTCTACTTACTTGGACTTGAGCAACATCAATTAATCGTTGTTGCATTAATTCTTGATACGTAATTTCCTTTACATCAATTTCTTCTGGTTGAGGAATGTCTTCAGGAGCAATACCTGCTGCTGAATACTCTTCTACCATTTGTTGATATTGTTGAGCTAACTGTTGCTGTAATTGCATAATGATTTTTTGAGCTTGTTCAGGGTCAGTAATAGGTTGACCTTGAATTATCCATGCAGGTTTTTTACCATATTCCTGAAAATCTTCTTCATCTAATAAATCTTCTTTTCCAGAGAAAGTTTCAAATATTCTAAATTTATTAACTAATTCTTTTGAATACCATTCATATCCTCTTATATATTCATCACTTTCTCCAAAGTTTGCATATTGAGTTTTAGTTTCCGTATCTTCTGGAAATATAACTTCTCCATCATCTTCTCTATCTGTTTGAGGTCTGTCTGACCATTGTTCAGAAGCTGCATTATCAATAGCTTTATCATACATAGGATATAACTTTTTAGCCTGGTCACGTGTAAAGAACCTAGATATTATAATATTTTCTGCATCATCAAACATTCTATTTCTAGAATTAGGGTCTACATAAACATCAAGAGGGTCAACACTATGAAAGCATACTTCTCCCTTACCCATATCCATCATTGGATTTTGATATACATGCATATAACCTAAACCAGTTACATAGTAATCATCTACAACTTCTCTGATAACAGACCTTCCATCAGATATGTCATACATATATGATAATAATGCACTTATTACCTGTGCAACCTTATTATCGGAATCTTCTCTTGCAGCAACACGAAAACTAGGACGATTAGATGTTATCATTGCCTTGGCCGCTTCTACAGCAGGATGTATTCTATTCACTACAATAGCAGCTTGTCCACGAGATTCTAATACACGCTTTTGTTCAGAAGTCCATTGTTTCCCTAATCGAAACTCTTTATCTTCCTGTGCATGTTGTGCCCAAGTTTCCCTATTTTTAGAATACGTTCGAAAAAGGTCATGTACCTTATTGACAGCTTCTTCATCAGTAAGTTGACCATAATTTTTATTATTATTATTATTATTTTCTGGCATAGTAGATAATATACACCTTACATTAGCTTCCAGTCAAGGAATTTTTTAATTAATTTTGATTTACCGTCTACAGGGACATATTCTTTAAGCCTACAAGCTCTATGACCATCTAAAGCTGTCCATGTCGCATCCATAATATCATCGTGCTTACCCTTAGGATAAGACAAGAACTCTTGTTGAGCATTTATATCTTCTGGTCTAAAGAAGAAATCTCCTTTAGCAAACATAGGAACTAGAGAAAGTAAGCGCTCTGATTTCGCATTTCTAGGTTTAACGCCTTTCTCTAATCCCGGTATGTATAAATTTTGTTCCTGCATCAATTGACGTGTTGCAGTTCTTAAAGCTTCTTGATACCCTACAGTTTCAATCTTCATCCTCTTTGGCTTATATTTTTTATAAACACGTATAATTTCTCCAGGCTGTTCTGCAGGAGAGATACGCTTTTGGACACAATCAATGAAATACTTTCTATTATTGCCATCAACAGCAATGGTAGCAATGACAAAAAAGTCAGCACGCCTTGATAAAGAACTAGCAGGGTCAATGCCACAATACACATCAACTGGTATAATTTTTTCCTTATCATCATCTATTCTCCTTACTAAGCATCCCTGTCCTCCTCTTCTTTCAAATTGATAATGATGCATTTTTAACCATTTAGGTTGAAACGGTGCATTATCAGGAGATTGTGCAATATTCATGTATTCCTGATAAAAACCATTTAAGTTGCCTACAGATGCAAATTCATCTTTTATTTCTAAAATACGTTCTTTTGGGAATCTTTCTGGCCATATAGACTTCTGGTCTTCATCCCAGATAGAATACCATAATGTTTTCCATGCACTACTATCCTTTGCCCAATATAAGAAACAATCCTCTGATATTACCGTTCCTATCATACAAATCTTACCCTCATCAGATAAAGATGGTATAACAGCCTCTGTTATCCACTTTCTATTTTTAGCACGTGCTTCTGGAGTATAGGCATTTAATTCTGATTCAAAGTCATCTACTACAATAAGATTAGGTCTTGTATCCCCTTCAATAAAACCCCTAACTCTTTGTCCTGTACCAACAGCTACTATTCTTGTACCATTAGCAAGTACAATATCAGTACCAGTCCATCTAGCTGCAGTATTAGGCCCCATATCTCCAAAGACTGCTTTAAACTTATCTGAGTGTGTTAAATGATATTTAATACGTGATAAGAAGTTAATTGACTGAGCTTGTGACTCTGAGATTATAACTATAAATAAATCTTCATTAGAAGACTTAAATGCAGTTTTCCATAATGGATAAATAAGAGTGGTAACAGTACTCTTTGCCGTTCCCCTAGGAGCAGCTATTAGCACTCTTCTTATATCGTCATCTTTTAGAGAAGCATACACCTCATGATGGAACGGCGGTGTTTGTTTGCGGAGGGCTGTAGGGAAGCAGTATCTTCCAAATAGTGCCATATTCTTCCGCATCTTCTTTAATGCTTCTAATTGTGCATATTTTTCTTCAAAGTCCATTACTTATCAGAATCTTCCTTTTTCTCCTCAACCTGAGTTCTTTGTACTACCAAGCTCTTTTCCTCTTCTTTTAACTCATCAATAAGCTTAACACTAGAGAAAGCCTCTAATTTATCAGTAGTTTTAAGTAAATGCTTTTCTTTCATGCCATGCATCTCTTGAAGACTATCAACTGCTTTTAAAAGATTATTAGTCTCATTCTTCTTACGCGCTAATTCTATCGCTTCTTTAAGCAAATCTAGCGTAAAATCTTCATCCATACCATGGTCACTAAGGCGTTTTGCCATTTCTTCTCTTACCATACCTTGAAATATCTCCGTTTTCATTGTGCGTTTCCACCTACGCTTCTGAGAATCATTCAATTCTCCTAGTGCCCACTCCATTGCCTGTTCATAATCAGGTTTAATAGCAAACATCATTGCAAGTGACTTCATCTTATTTTGTTTAGATTGTACCTCCAAATAAGGTTTTCCAGTCAAAGTTACATTAGTTTTGCGTCCTAAAGCATTCAAAGGTTTAACTTTATACTTTGGACTAAAAAAGGTATATCCAAAAGGGAATCTCATGTAAACATTTTTACGACCAGTATTATCAGTGTACTCGCGACGAGACAATACACAGGCCACATAATTATCATCGGTAAGGGCATTTTCCCCAATATCCGCATCTTTCCAATACTTATACGTAATATTGTGTTCTTTAGCCTCTTGTTGTTGATAGATGGAATAATTTGTTTCTTCACTATCGCCTTTATGTTTAATCTTAATTACATACATATTACTCCCCTTGTTGCTGAGTAGTATAATCTAGTAATCCTTGTCCTTTATACGCACCATATGCACCAATAGGGGCAACTCCATATAATTTGTCCCATATATCAGATTCTGTTAAACCTTTATAATAACGATTAATATCTTCTCCTGCTCTTCCATATGGATGACCTAAATCAGCGACAGAACTAAACTTACCCATCCCAGGCATAGTTCTAGATTGATTTGCTCTTGCAAGTACTTCATCTACCTGACCCATATAACCATGTCTATCTCTCCACCTACTCCGACTATATGGTGCCGATACTTCGCTTATATGAGGCAGCTCGTCTATACCTCGTCTAAAAGGTTTTAATAGTTCTTGTATCCTTCGCCCTGCAGGACTATCAAGATACCTTCCAGCCTGTAACTGCATCGGTCTAAATCCCGTACTGCCTTTCTTCAACTGTGCTTCTATAGATTGCAATACAGGGTCCCCTCTAAAGGAAGCCTGATAAAAAGGCCAATTAACAGCATGAGACCCCTCATGTACTATAGTTTCAGCAATATCATCCATACTTCTACCTACAGCAATATGCGTACTTCCTGATATCTTAGTTATATCTTTTACTCCCTTAACTGCATCAGGAGCCCATGGAGCAGGAATATGTGCTCCTACAGCTGGAAGCCAACCACCAGCTTTAGTAGCAAACTGAGGAACATCATAGAAATTCATTTTAGATGCAGTATCCTTGATATTAGCTTTAACATAAGCATCAAATTCATCTACATTTTTAAACATATGTTTTAAATCCGGAAAAGTAAATTTAAATCTTGCATATGCTTCTGGACCAGTTTTGTTCTTATAAATATTTTCTATTCCCCTTGCAACAGTTCTGCTCAATTCTCCTGTATCTCCAATAGTCACTCTGGGAATATTAGGGTCTCCAATATATATAGACCTTGTTGGAACATCTCCGGCTTGTCTTGATATTGGAGCTAATTCATCAATTAATTTAGTATGCTTTAATAAAGATTTACCCTTTGCGCTGGTTTTAAATAAATCAGTAACTGCTCTTGCTACTTTACGTGGTAAAGCTGCTATATTGGCTCCTAGTCCTAGCCCTGCTGCTGCACTAGCAGTTGATAACCCTGCACCCAATTTATCACCTTCTGCAGCATACCAACCGGCATCTGCTACATCAAAAGGAATACCGTACCCTGGAACCATTCCCGCTATTCCCAATCCAAGATGTCCTAAACCAGAGGCTGTAGGAGTCCAATTCTCTTTCTCCGGAGCACCTGTACTCTGCCACGTACTTGTTGATTGACCTCCCTGAGCA